ATCCGCAAGCTGATGCACGGCGGCAACAAGCGCGCGCACCTGTGGGAAAACAGCCGCACGCTGCACAAGGGGTTGATCGATCTCGGCTTCAAGCTCGGCACCGACACGCCGCAGAGCGCGATCATCGCCGTCATCATGCCCGATCTCGAAAAGGGCGCGATGATGTGGGAGGCGCTCTTGAAGGAGGGCCTCTACGTCAACCTTGCCCGTCCTCCGGCAACGCCTGCGGGCATGACCCTGCTGCGCTGCTCGCTGTGCGCCGAGCATTCGGCCGAGCAGGTGCAGACCATCCTCGGCATGTTTGCACGCGCCGGGAAAGCGATCGGAATTATCTGAGCCGGTCGCCGTCAACCGCGAAGCTATTTTCCAAAACCTGATCTTCAATCGAGTCGAGCAGGTCGGTCGCGCCCGACGCATAGGGGTCAATGTCGAGCGTGGCCCCGTCAGCGAACTGCACGCGCACGAAGCCCGTCCAGCGCTTCGCGATATCGACACTCTTCCGCAGGGATTGCCGGTGCTCCGCCCCCTTGGCCGACCAGGCCAGCTCGTCCCCCCGCAAGCGCAGGCCCATGCGGAACAGATCCGAAATATGGAAGGCCATGTAGCCTGCGCCCAGCGCGAACCCGATTGACAGCAGAAATGCCCAGCGCATCTGTTCGATCGCATCGCACCGAGCAGAACCGACGAACAGCCACACCCAGCTGATCAGCAACGAGAGGGTCCAGCTGCCGAAGGCAGCAAACCAGTGGCTGCCGCTCGGTGTGATCAGGCGCCAGCCGCCCGGCGTTTTTCTGCGAGATAAGGCCTGTGCCATGGCCGCCATGCCAATCAGCACGAAGCTATGGGCCGCGATCAACACGGCCAGCGCCAATTGCGTCACATGATCCTGAAGCATCATCCGTTGTCCGAGCGAACTTGCCGACACTTGGATGAAGAAAAACGTTTAAGATTCAATGCAACGAAATGATCCCGTCCACCGCGCGCCATTCCTGCGGGCCGATCAGGTGCTTGTGCGCAACCTGCACCGAATGCAGCACCGCATCGATCTCGCGGCGCCAGAAGGCCAGGAACCGGTCGAGCTCGGGAAAGCGAGGCGCGACGTCGTATTGCTGCATCACGAATTGCTGCAACAGGCTGCGATGGTCGGGCATGTAGTAATGGATTTGCACCGTGGTGAGGCCATAGCCTTCCATCTGGGCAAGAAATGCACGGTCGGTCATCAACTCCCCTCCTGATCCTCGTGAAGAAAAGCCTTGCCTCGGAAAATCGCATGAATCGCTTAACCGTCAATGAAAAGTGGCAATTTTGTTGCGGAAATATCATCTCAACCCGAAGATAGAGCGGCGACACCCCGGCAGAGTAATAACCAATCCGGTTATTTTTATTGACATCGTGACGCTATTTGGTTAGATATAGGCACAGTCGCAAAATAGCGATTCGCCAGCGGGCGGCCTCCCCACGGGAGCGCCGCTTTTTTTGTTCGCGTGGCAGGAGAACCCTATGACCAAGCCTCGCATCAGGCGCACCACCATTCGTCCTGGCCTGAAGCAGGGCGAAGAAGGGCCCATCAACAACAACTGGCGCATGCTGTTCCTCGATCACCTTGCGGAAAGCTCGAACATCACCGAATCCGCAGCCAAGGCGGGAATCAGCCCAAGCCGCGCCTACAAGGTGCGGCGCCAGGAGCCCGAATTTGCCCGCCTCTGGCTGGCGGCCTTGTGGGAAGGCTACACCCATCTCGAAATGGAAGTGGTGCGCCGCCTGCGCCATGGCGATCACTCGACCACCGATGCCGGCCGCTACGATTTTTCCAATGCCGTGCGCCTGCTCGCCGCGCACCGCGACACCGCTTCGCAGGCGATGGCCCAGCAACGCAATGTCAGCGCTGCCGAAGTGCGCGCCTCGATTGATCGCAAGGTCGAGGAGATCCGCCTGCGGGTGCAGAACGAACGCCGCCGCACCGAGTCAGGCGCTTGAAGGAGAGGTTGGACTGGCTCCGCAAGGAGCCGCCCGAAACCCGGCAGCGTATCGTCAACGCGCTCGATCAGCGCGAACGCAACGCATTCCCCTGGCACTGGCAGCTGCGCGCGCGCACCGAACAGCTGCCGCCAGAGGGCAACTGGCGGGTGTGGATGATCATGGCCGGACGCGGCTTCGGCAAGACCCGGGCCGGGGCCGAATGGGTACGGGCAATTGCCGAGAGCCGCCCGCAGGCCCGCATCGCGCTGGTCTCGGCCTCGCTGGCCGAAGCGCGCGCGGTAATGGTCGAGGGCGAATCCGGGCTGCTCGCCATCTGCCCGCCCGATCAACAGCCGGTGTTCGAACCTTCACTAAGGCGCGTTCGGTTCGCCAACGGAGCGCAGGCGCAGCTGTTCTCGGCCGCCGAGCCCGAGACCCTGCGCGGGCCGCAGCACAGCCATGCCTGGTGCGACGAGATCGGCAAGTGGCCCATCTCGCACGAACGCGCCACGCAATGCTGGAACAACCTGCTGCTCGGCCTGCGGTTGGGCGATGATCCGCGCATCGCGGTGACCACCACGCCGCGCGCCGTGCCGCTGGTCAAGCGCCTGATCGGTCAGACAGAAGATGGCTCTGCACAGATTGCGCGCGGATCGACCTTCGACAATGCCGGCAACCTGCCGCTGCGCTTTCTCGATGCCATCGAGAGCGAATTTGCCGGAAGCCAGCTTGCGCGTCAGGAAATCGCGGGCGAACTGCTGGAGGATATCGAAGGCGCATTGTGGACGCGTTTGGCACTCGAACAGGCGCGCGAAACAGGTGCAGTGCCGCTGCATCGCCGGGTGGTCGTCGCGGTCGATCCGCCTGCATCGGCCAATGGCGATGAATGCGGGATCATCGTCGCCGCGCTGGGCGTAGACGGGATTGGTCGGGTGCTCGCCGATTGCTCGGTCAATGACCCCGCGCCCGCCGAATGGGCGCGGCGGGTGGCCGATGCGGCACGGGAATGGCAGGCGGACCGGGTCGTCGCCGAGGCCAATCAGGGCGGCGCGATGGTCGCCAGCGTGCTGCGCGCTGCCGATCAGGTGCTGCCGGTGAAGCTGGTGCACGCCAGCCGCGGCAAAGTCGCCCGGGCCGAGCCTGTCGCCGCGCTCTATGCCGCCGGGCGGGTGCGCCATGTCGGGATGTTTGCCCGGCTCGAAGACCAATTGTGCGGATTGCTGGTCGGCGGCAGCTACGCCGGCCCCGGCCGCAGCCCCGACCGCGCCGACGCGCTGGTGTGGGGGTTGAGTGAGCTGATGCTGGGGCGGCGCGCTCTGCCCAGCGTGCGCCAGATATAACGCGGTTCGTCCGAAACAAAGGAAATCCCATGCCCATCCTCGACAATTTCCTCTCCGCCTTCAAGGGCGGGGAGCGCGCTCGTGTGCCTTTGGCACCGGGCTTTGTGCAGGGGTGGTACCCGGCGTTTGCGTCCGGCCCCGCCCCGCGCTCTTACGAATACTCCCGCGCGGTCAGCGAAGGCTTCATCGCCAATCCGATTGCGCAACGCTCTGTCCGCATCGCGGCGGAAGGCATCGGGCAGGCCCCGCTTGCCTGCTCCGATCCGCGGCTCGCTGCGCTGGTCAAGGCCACAAGCGCCGGGCAATCGCTGATCGAGACGCTGGCAGCGCAGCTGCTTCTACATGGCAATGGCTATGTCCAGATCCTCAAGGATGCGAGCGGCACCCCGGTGGAATTGTTCGCGCTGCGACCCGAGCGGGTCAAGCCGGTGGTCGGCCCCGATGGCTGGCCGTGCGGCTACGAATACGCTGTCGGCAATCGCACCACCCGCATCGCGCTCGACGACGAGGATGGCTGGCCGGGGATCATTGCGATCCGGGCGATGCATCCGCTCGACGATCACTGCGGCACCGGCGCGTTGCAGGCGGCCTGGCAGGCGGTGCTGATCCACAATGCCGCGACCGAATGGAACCGCGCATTGCTGGAAAATGCGGCGCGGCCTTCTGGCGCGCTGGTTTACGAAACCGGCGACGGCGCAGCGCTTGCCCATGATCAGTTCGAACGGCTGAAGCGCGAGCTCGACGTCGCCTTTTCGGGCGCGGGCAATGCCGGGCGACCGATGCTGCTCGACGGCGGGCTCAAATGGCAGAGCATGGCGCTATCGCCTGCCGACATGGACTTTGCGAC